TAGTTGACATAATTAAGTATGTAGTTTATAATAGTGTTAATTAACTTGGAGAATACCATTGAGAAAACGTAATTACCTTAATAATAAGGATATATTGTCAGAAATCCATAAATCTAAGAACACTTTTAATAGTTATGTGGAATCTTCATATCATCAGTACGATTTGATACTGTTAGATGTAGCTAAAATTAATAGGCTAACTATTGCAGAAGCAAAAAGAGCGAAGGCTAAGAGACTCAGCTCTGCTGAATACGAAAGACGAAAAATGGCCGGTGAAAAGGTCAAGCAAGCTGAATGCGAAACAGATTGGAAAAAGATAACAAAAGAAGAACTAATCTTCCGTGTTATGTCATTTGATCATATTCCAGAAGAACCTGGACGTAAGAAAAATCCTAAAACTATTGCAGACACAAAGACTAAACTTAATTTTCCACCATTTCACCATTATAAATTTAATGACGAAGGTGAGCTAATTTTAGTTGGTAAAAGTCATTGGGTTGGGGGTATGGACAACGGGCACTTTGACAAAACACATGGTAAGGCAACAAATACACTTGCTACTATGTGGTTAAAGTTAGTGGACCGTTATGCTACTCGAGGCAATGTACGTGGTTACACATACAATGACGAAATGAAGGGTCAAGCAATACTGCAATTAGCGCAGATTGGTTTACAATTTGACGAATCAAAGTCAAACAATCCGTTTGCATACTATACAGCAGCCGTTACTAACAGTTTCGTACGTGTTATTAATATAGAAAAACGTAATCAAAACATTAGAGACGACATTTTAGAAATGAACGATCTTAATCCTTCTTACACAAGACAAGCACAAGGTGAATGGGAAGCAGCTGTGAAACGTAACGAACAAGCACCTATTACAATCTTTAAAGATAAAAAACCGGTTGACAACAGCTAATTGTTTCGCTATAATATTAATATAAGAGCCTAATGGAGGACTGACTTTGTTTAAGAAAGCCGCTGTCTTTACCGATATTCACTTCGGTTTAAAAAGCAATTCGCGTGTTCATAATGACGACTGTGAAGAATTTATTGATTGGTATATAGAACAAGCACAAGCTGCCGGTTGTGAAACTGGTATCTTCTGCGGAGACTGGCATCACAACAGAAATAGCCTTAACCTTACAACTATGGATGCAACTATTAGATCCATGGAAAAATTAGGTAATGCATTTGAAAAGTTTTATTTCTTTGATGGTAATCATGATTTATACTACAAAGACAAAAGAGATGTAAATTCAACAGCATTTGCAAAACACATTCCCGGAATTACGTTTGTTGACGAAATGATGGTTGAAGAAGATGTTGCACTTGTTCCTTGGTTAGTAGGCGATGAATGGAAGAAAATACAAAAGTGTAAAGCAAAGTATATGTTTGGTCACTTTGAACTTCCTAGTTTTTATATGAACGCAATGGTTAAGATGCCCGATCACGGAGGCGATCTTAACAAACAACATTTTGCAAATCAGGATTATGTGTTTAGTGGACACTTTCACAAAAGACAAACACAGGGTAAAATACATTATATTGGTAATGCGTTTCCACACAACTATGCAGATGCGTGGGATGACGATAGAGGTATGATGATATTAGATCGTGAAAACGATTTAGAACCAGAATACATCAATTGGGAAGATTGTCCAAAGTATCGGACTGTAAAACTTTCAAAACTAATTGATGAACAGAGCACTCTTATTAAGAGTAGAATGTATCTGCGTGTAGAACTTGACATTGACATTAGTTATGAAGAAGCAAGTTTTATTAAAGAAACATTTATAAGAGATTATAAATGTAGAGAAATTACACTTATTCCCCAATCACAAATTGAGGAAATATCAACAGACTTAGACATTAGCAAATTTGTTAGTGTTGACCAAATTGTTGCAGGCGAAATAGCAGAACTAGATACAGACTCTTTTGATAAGGTAAAACTTTTGGAGATTTATAACGGATTGGCACATGATTAAAATTAAAGACCTAACAGTAAGAAATTTTATGAGTGTTGGGAATCAAACCCAAGCGGTAGATTTCGACAAACAACAACTTACATTAGTACTCGGCGAAAACTTAGATCAAGGAGGTGACGATTCTGGCTCGCGAAACGGTACTGGTAAAACTACAATCATCAATGCACTAAGTTATGCACTCTACGGAAATGCATTAACTAATATTAGAAAAAATAACTTAATTAACAAAACTAATTCTAAAGGTATGTTAGTTACTCTTTCTTTTGAGAAGGACAGTCTTCAATATCGCATTGAACGTGGTAGATCCCCAAATTTATTAAAGTTCTACATCAACAATGAAGAACAAGTTGACATAGATGAATCGCAAGGCGATAGTCGTAAGACTCAAGAATCAATAGACCATTTGCTAGGTATGAGCCATGATATGTTTAAGCACATTGTTGCATTAAACACATACACAGAGCCATTCCTAAGTATGCGTACTAACGATCAAAGAGCTATTATTGAACAACTTTTAGGTATTACAATATTATCCGAAAAGGCAGATGTACTTAAAGAAGATATTAGAGATACTAAAGACAATCTAAGTCAAGAGACAATGCGTATTAATGCATTACAAACAGCAAACGAAAAAATTGACGAAACAATTAACGGTCTTAAAAGTAAACAGAAAGCATGGCTATCTAAACGTACTACAGACACAATAAAGTTACGTGAAGCAATTGACGAATTAGAACATTTGGACATTGAATTAGAACTAGAATCACACGAAAAATTAACAAATTGGTCTGAACTAAACAATTCTATTTTGGCTCTTAATAAAGAGAAAAGCACCCTAGAGACTGCACAGTTACGTGCTACTAAGTCTGTGTCTAAAGTTGAAAAAGATATCTTACAACTAGATAATGCTGCTTGTCATACATGCGGACAATCATTACATGCTGATAAAAAAGCAGAAATATTAGATAACAAATCTAAAGAACTAACTGACGCTGATGCATATCTTACTGAAGTATCTGATAAGTTAAATGTTGTAATTACTGAACTTTCAAACATTGGAGATATTAACGGTCGTCCAAATACTTTTTATGAAACTTCTAAAGAAGCGTATGCTCATAAGAGTAATGTTAGCAACTTAACACAGGCATGGAGCAACAAAAAAGACGAAGCTGATCCATATCAAGAACAAATTGACGATCTTGAAAATAGTGCAAAACAAGAGATTGATTGGGAAGAAATTAATACGTTAACTTCGCTCAAAGAACATCAAGAATTTTTATTGAAACTACTTACTAATAAAGATAGCTTTATACGTAAAAAGATTATTGATCAAAATTTAGCATATTTAAACAATAGACTTACTAACTATCTTGATAGATTAGGACTACCGCACAGTGTTACATTCCAAAATGATCTTAGTGTAGAAATTACACAACTTGGTCAAGACTTAGACTTTGATAACTTGTCAAGAGGCGAACGTAACAGACTTATACTTGGTATGAGTTTTGCGTTCAGAGATGTATGGGAAAGTTTGTATCAAAATATTAACTTACTATTCATTGACGAACTTATTGACAGTGGTATGGATGCTAATGGAGTTGAAAACTCGTTAAGTGTACTTAAAAAGATGGCTAGAGAACGTGATAAAAATATCTACTTAATATCACATAAAGATGAATTAATTGGTAGAGTTAACAATGTTCTTAAAGTTATAAAAGAGAACGGATTTACAAGTTATGAAAACGATGTTCAAGTGATAGAATAATGGACGATACACACGATAAACTTATTAAAGCATATCTTATGTACTTTGAAGAAAATGAAAAGTTCGAAGCACGTAATTCTGTGAGAACACACGGAAGTGCAAGACGTGCATTAAGACAGTTACGTATGTTAGCAAAAGAACGTATGGACGAAATACACACTAAACATAAAGGCAAAAGTCAGAACTAGTCTAACACCGTGCAAGAAGGAAATAATTACTTGCATGGAGTGGACGTACAAAGGCAAAAAACTTAAAGAAATACCAGACGAGTACGAAGGCTTCGTTTATTTAATAACGAACAAAAAGACTGGTCAAAAATACGTAGGCAAAAAACTAGCAAAATTTAAGACCACAAAGCCACCACTCAAAGGCAGAAAAAACAAACGCAGAGGATACAAAGAGTCAGACTGGAAAACTTACTATGGTAGTTCAGACAGACTTAATGCAGATGTTGCAACACTAGGCGAAAAGCACTTCACAAGAGAAATACTATACCTATGTAAAGGTAGGGGCGAAATGTCCTACATAGAGGCAAGAGAGCAGTTTGACAGGCGAGTACTTGAAACAGATGATTACTATAATGGAATCATTAATGTTAGAGTAGGCGGATCAGATAAACTCAAACAGGCATTACTAGAACACCACATCAAGGCAAAACAAACCAACACATAAGGTTGGCGGGCCAGACTAGAAATACCGCTGTGGAAAAAGCTCTCGTATAGAAGCACACGTACATATTGATTGACACACCAGAGTGTGGAAGCCATCAAACAAATTGGGCTCACTAGTTGATATAGATTGCATGTTGGCAGTCGAAAAACACAAACACAGTACATAAAAACTCTTTAGCAATAGGAACGAAGCGAGAGGTAGCGCAAGCGATGTCGACGTAGGTTGGGAAAGGTCAGAGCCCATTGTACTTTGTGTATAAACAATTACCTACTTCCAATGTCTCGGCTGGTGCGACTCACATGAAGCGTATTTTGAGATTAGATGGGACCGTAACAGGTTCCGTCTGACTAAAACAATCTACATGAAACTTAAACATTATTACTTCGTAATAATGCATTCATCTTTATATTCATTTGTATCTATCTGATGTAATTACTTTAAACGAAGTGTTTAGTTTGAGCGTTAGCGATAACTTGTTTCGTGTAGCGAAACATATAAATACAAGTAACAACTTTAAAGGTATACTCACAATGAATATAAATGAAATACTAAATGAATCTGATGTTAAAGCTGATCCTGAAGTAGTAGATAAATTTGCTGGTGTAAGTGATAGCCAAAGATCTTATTACATATATCATTGGGCAAAAGAAAAAGGCATTAACAGCGATGAAGCAATGCAACTGGCTGGTTATACAAGAGGCTCGTATATAGGTCAAGGATCATACAATTG